AGTTCTGCATTATGTACCCACAACAATGACTGCACACACTGTACAATATCATTCACTCTGTCCGATGTTACGATATTCAAGGCATCAATCTCCGAAATCACACGTTCAAAGCATCCCATCCGGTCATAATCATTAATATATTCAACAATAGGAATTGCCGCCGGTATATTCTTTCTCCCATTTCCATTTGACACAATCCACTTTGATCGTGTACTTTCACCTTTGATTTTACAGATGTTTTTTACTTCAAAATAGGTGTCCTCTGTATAACAGCCATAGGTGGAGTTTCCACTCTGATCCGTAATATATGACACCCCCATAATCGGTCTGCGGTACACATCATTGGTGTACACAATAAAGGTGTTCATCGGATTCAATGTGAGAATATCCACAACAGAACTTCCAAAACGATACTGATCCGGCTTGGCCTTGATCAATCGGTACCCAACTCCACAGATTTCAATAAACCTTGCCAGCTCCTGATCAGCAGACGATTTGTTTTCCTCTTCCATCATCTCATTAAGCATTGCAATACCGACATTATCCGCATCTTTATTATTCTCCCGGATTCCTTTATTGGCCCGCTGCACATAACGGATTGGTGAGCCCCACTCATATCCCAGTTTAAACTCCGTGATCTCCGCCGCCATATTGTCCTTAACCTTGATATTGATCTCCGGCCGAATCTCTTTGATTCGATCATCAATCGGTTGGATACCACGCTCATAATCCAACAGGAATTTAATAGCTGTACGATTTTGCTCATGTACAATCAAGGCATCCTGAAGCACTTTTATAACATTATCCTTCGTAATCTGCATCACATCTGTATAGATCTGTTTTCTTCCAAACTGCACGACAATCCACCTCTTTCTGCATTGCATTATGTAAATGCATAGAAAAAGAGCCACGGCGGTTTGTAGACCGTCTGGCTCTTTGATACTGTTTCATACTATCAAATTAGCATTATTTGAGTGTGAATTGTGTGAAAAATGTGTCATACAACAGCATTCTCTAAATACCTATCTACCACCTTTGACACTGTACTCCGATCCATATACAGCTTGTCAGCCACTTCCTGCTGTGTCATGCCATCTCGGTAAAGATACTCAAAGATCAAACGATCTCTCCCATCAAATATTGTAGTCAAAAAAATATCAACCTCTATTTGCAGCTGTTTCAGTTCAATCCGTTCGTTATGTAATTTCACGATCAACTCATATTGCTTGTCTTTCCAATATTTTCTGTCTTTTACTTCACTACCACATACTGTAACCGTAGTTCTCTGATATGGAAACTGCTTGTTAGATGATTGCACTTTTCCCAAATATGCTGTTGGTGGATTATCTTTATAATATTGCAACTTTTCTTCATCCTTGCGGATCACTTCCGACAAAAATCTGTACTGTTTTAAAATATCCTTTGTCATCTTAATCCCCTCCTAAAATGTTCTTTGCGATACATTTGCTTTGCATACTGTAGCACCATCGGCTGTCATGATAAGCTGTGTAATTCCATCGGCAGCATCATCATGATCGTTCTTTCCGATCTGTACGAACATCGTTAATTCATCCATTGCGTCATGATATTCCTTGTCTCTTTTATTTGCTGCAAGGAATTTACATCTTCTTTTGACATCCGGTGCATACTGAATAATCTTTGCAAGTTTACTCATAGTATTTGGTGCCTTACTGGATGAAATGCTGCATTTATAGCCTTCTTTTTGAAGCATTTCATCAATCTTATCAGCATACTCTTCTCCACCGTTATTTCCCTCGAAATGTTCCATCTGTGGCTTATGGTACATTGTTTTTCCAACCACAAGTGGTTGTGTGACCGTTTTATCTCCCTTGTTAAAAATCCAATCCGGAATATAAATATATCCGTCATCATATTCATATCCGAAAGGCATCGACAAACTGTCACCCCCACCCCATGCCACATCACAAGCAGCTAATACACGGATCAAACTGCTCTCTGGTGGAAGCACTCCATTATATGTTTGCAATTCATCTTCTGCAAAAAGTAACCCCTCACGAATAAATGGTCGCTGCTGATATTTTGCTTCCCATTCGTTCTTATCAAGCCGGCTCTTAACATTCAAGAAATATTCAGTAGAAAATCCTTTACCATAGTCATAAACAAAGTTAGACTCTCCATTCTCATTAAGTGCCGGTATCTTTCTGAAACGATATCGTGGATTATCTTTGTACTGCTTTTCAACTTTGCCTAAAGGATCCAGAACATTCCATCTAGTTCCGACCATCAATTCTCTTGTACCGTCATTCTTACGATCAACAAGCAAATTCAGGTAATCCTGATATCGTCCCTCTAATCGAGATGCAGACAAACTTTCTTGTCGATCACGCACCATATCATCAACATAAAGGTATCCGTCCCACGAAATATCAACGGCACCGGTCCATGTACCATCTATACCTCGACAAGTTAATGTTGCAAATCTATCCGGATCGTTCAAAGTAACTTCATTCTTCTCTGCCGATTTTTTCTGTAAAAATATCTGAGGAAAGATATCCACAAAATGATATTGTCTCTTATCTCCCGGAACATCCAACTCCATAAGGTTGAGTGCTTCGCTGTAAAATCCATCTGCTAAAATACCGCTATGCCCTGACATCGCATTATGACTATTTGGTCGTTTTCCCATAACCCATGCCATAAAGAATATACATATCGTGCTATTATGAGTTGGAATACATCTCCTACCAACTCTATACAATCCACCTTCTACAGAAATACAATTTCCTGATTTTGGTTCTATATCTTCAATTTTTTCTATTGCAATTCGTCTTTTTTTAGAAAACTCAAACAACCGTTTTCTTTCAAGTCTACATGGTATCGGATATGTAGGATTGAAAGAAATCACCCAATATTTTTTTCTGCCATGTATTCCTGATGAAGATATACTAGGCTCTATTTCTCTAACACAACATCTCCACCCAAATGTAGAGACAAGTGATATAAAATCCTCTTTTAATGCTTCTTCTGCTGTCGTAAAATCATATCTATGTTCATTTCTCCTAAGACAACCATCTGTATCCAAAAGTCCTGCAAGTAACTCTAATCTCTGCGGAATAGATGCACACATATATATACCAGGAATATGCTTTTCTACTCTCTTTCTACTGTGACACATTCCTATTTTCTGCAAATCATTTCTCAACATCTTGAATCCATAATATTCAACACCTGTTGTCATATGAGTTGTGTGCCAAGATATTTCATAACCATCCTCTACAATAGATTGAACTATTGCATAGTCTTTCTTATCCCCACAAATATCCGGATTACCATTTCTTCCATCACCTAACCAAGCACCTAATGTATATGGCTTAACTGGTAAATCTTTTATTTCTCCAATAAGCGGTTGATAAAGTGGAATTTGATATTTATATCTACGCTTTCCAGTTTTTGAATCAACTGTTTGCGTATTGTATAATTCTTTTGTTTCCACAATTCTCTCTATTCCGCGACACCTGTCATTTATAACCCATTCGTGATTTTCATGACAATCAATATATGAGCCATCAGTAAACCAAACTCGTTTATTTGCATAATTTTTAGGGAAAACATGCTTTACTCTTACCGGAAATCCATCGTAATCATAAACATAATCACCTACCACCAAATCACCATGATTCTTCCATCCCTTATCAGTTAAAACAGGAGTATCATCTGAAATCAGTTTGCCTACTCGCGGCGGCATGGATAAACCATAAAAATCAAGTTTATCATCTTCTAAGTCCTGCAAATCATCAACAACCACTTTCAGGGTGCGTCTGCGTGGCATATAGAACCTTTTCTCAGGCTTTCTATCCTTTTCCATGTAGTAAAGGAAATCTTCAAAAAAATACGGCGCCAGCATCAAAGTAGCTTTCCAGTACAAATTTGCAAACTCTATACTGTTCTTTTTTCGACTCTCCTTTGCTGCAATCTTCTGTACTTCCTTTGCCTGCTGCAATGCAAAATTCAGATCATCTTTCTTTTCCTCGATTGCCATATCAAGTAATGCACTAGCAAATTTGATATTGGTAAGGTCTTTTTGATGCAGACCTTTTATAATTTTCTTATTTTGTTCGGACATAAAAAAGACACCTCCACCAAAGCAGAGATGCCATTGCAAGTCTGCCTGTAATTATTTCAGGTTAGCACCGCAAATCATTTATGCGGCGGTAATATTAAATATTCAGCCACGACATAGACCACCAGCCAAACTAACAGCGTATCATTGACCAAATAAACGCAGAGTGTAGGACTCGAACCCACAAGCCGAATTAACGACCGACAGATTAGCAATCTGCTCCAATACCATTATGGGAACTCTGCATATATTTCCTGCAAATAAAAAATACCAACCACCTATTCGTTATTGAATATTGATGGTTGGTATTTTATTCTCAACTATTCCACTTTTTCACATAATCAACTATACTTTTTATATATTTAAATTTTTCATCTTCAAAAACAGAATATAAAAATTCATGCGCAATTTGTCTTATAGAGGCATGGATAACATCTGTCCCATCTATAACATGTCCCTGGTAAGTCAGTGACATTCCTATTCCAATTCCTCTGGTTAATTTATATTCGTTTTCTGTTACTTTATCATCCACATGGGCTCCATTATCTTTATTAGCAAGATATTTTACCAAATCAGCTCTAGAGTATTTAATATCATTACAATTTATTAAAACAATCTCATTCCACCAATCATTGAAAGCCATTTTATCTGCATTCTTCTTAATATCTCCTAAAAATGGAGTACAACCACCACTAATATACTCTCCAGTATATTGCTTTACATGAACTCCAAAATCACACAATCCTGTCCAATAAGCATCCGTATCTCTTTTATCATTCCTAACACTAGAAAAATAATATATATCCTTTTTATCTAAATGCTTTAATACAGAAATACTTTTGTCTGTATCATGGAGATTTTTTCTTAATTCCAATGCTATTCTCTTTGATTCTGAAATATTTCCCCTATCATAACTATAAATAGACATTGTCATAAAATCCATCGATTCAATAAAAGAATTAAATATCTCGTCGCCATTCAGTCTACGAATACCTCCACAACATTTTTTGTACTTTAATCCGCTACCACATGGACACGCATCATTTGGTAAAATTCTTCTCATTAATAACCTCCAAATTCAATAAATATTATCATTAGCCTTAGTATAGCATAACAAACCATCAATATTCAATTATCAATGTACTACAAATTTGTATTTATCTCCGTCATAACCTCACATCTTTTGCATAAAGCACATTTTCTTTTGGAAACATATAGCAATATTCACCCTTTTTATATACATGCAAAATATTATCTATAAATTTTACGTCAGTTGGTTCTTTCAGAACAATTTCTGTATATTTGTCACTCTTTAAAAAAATGTGTGTTTCTGTTCTCATTTTCTATTTCTCCAATTTACTTGCCCTAATAATCTGCGAAATCCTCGCCTGTGAACATCCCATCTCGTCTGCGATCTTTTTCTGTGACCATTTTGCTTTATAAAGAGCCATCACCTTGCCCTCATCAATCGGCTTTTTCTCTTTCTCCAACTTTTCTGGTATTGTGGCTTTAACTTCGCCCTTTTCAATAGCTTCATGGACTTCATCCACAAAATCATCACAAATAATGTGATCTTGTGCATTCTCGCTTTTCACCTGCTCCTCAAATGCTCTCTGATTTTCCACAGATTTATTTTTATCTAACTCCATTACTGTCATTAGACAATAATTTGCGAGATCAAGACAGGTATCCCGAATGCTTTCATCTGACACTTTCTGTTTTGTTCCACCGGCAAGATTCTCCAGCCGGTTCCATTTATCTTCCATACGGACCAATGCAGCAATAATTCCATATTTTTTAAAGGATCTGCCAAAGCTGTCACCATAATCGTGATTTTTTCGCACATATACGTCATGTACAAAATCAACCAGCTTCTTGTGTTCTTCGATCTGATTCATGTTTTTCCCTGCCTTTCTCTTCTTTAAATTTTCTAATTGCTTGTACTTCCGGTATCAAGTTACATGGCACTGGAATAACTGTGATCAGTTTTTTATTGTGAAATATGTATGCCTTATCACCATACAATCGTATCTGATTTGCAGATTGATTGTAAAAATACTGGCTATCTACCCATTTTCGCAAATTTCCATCTGTTTCCCCATGCCGTACACCTAACCGATACACCTTTTTTGCCATTCGATTAACTGATTTTTTGCCAATACCGCATCTTTGCATCATACGATATCTTGCATGCTTTGTTACGATCGTATATATCCCCCCCTCTTATGCCTATTTTCAAATGATCCCCGCTGAACTACATGCCATTAACCGATTTTCACCAGTTAGCATTCATGTT